GAACGGTTGCAAGAATAAAGAAGCGGGACGACTGCTCTGTTGAGAGTTTTACCCCAAGCATTCGTGATGCGGCAGGCATGGTGCATGAGGCAACCACCACCGCAAGCAAGTTCAGCGGCCCAGCAGGCCCAGAGATTGACACATTCACCTACGAACTTACGATGGTGAGGAAAGAGAAAATCGCCGAAGGCAAAGCAACTTTGCTGGCAACGATCAAATACAAATGCCCTGAAGGGGAGCGCGTTGTGCAGTATCCCCGTCATGCAAATCTGAGTTTTTACTTAAAAGGGTGATCATGGTTCCAATCGTTGCATCACTGCTTGGTACATTGGCTCAGAACGGTCTGGGCCTTTTGTCTTCTGCGATCCAAGCAAAGGGCAAAGAAGTCGTTGAAAAGACTCTTGGTGTCAAGATTTCTGACAACCCATCTGACGCTGAAGTGTCCAAGTTGCGTCAACTGCAATACGACCACGAGGAGCGTCTGCTTGAGTTGGGCATCGAGAAGGCCCGTATTGAGCAAGAAGAGTTGGCCGCACTGCTCAAAGCGCAGGCAAACCAAGAAGACAATGTGTCCAAGCGTTGGCAGGCTGATATGTCTTCGGACTCGTGGCTGTCGAAGAATATTCGCCCCGGCACCCTTGTCTACATCCTGACCGCTTACTTGCTTTTTGCGGGTCTCAGCGCCGCAGGTATTGAGGTCAACGAGGCGTATGTCAACCTGTTGGGTCAGTGGGGTATGTTGGTGATGACCGCCTATTTTGGTGGCCGCACTGTCGAGAAGGTCATGGAAATGCGCAAAAAGGACAAAGAATGAGCCTGAGTGACGAACAAGCCGCATTCCTGCTGGATGCCTGCAAACTGATCGTATACGCCACTGGCCTTGGTTTTAAGGTCACTGGCGGTGAGTTGGCCCGCACACCTGAACAGCAAGCCCTCCATGTCAAGGCTGGCCGCTCTAAGACCATGAACTCCATCCACCTCAAGAGGTGCGCTATCGACTTGAACTTTTTCAAGGATGGGCAGATAATCTGGAACAAGGAAACTCTTGCTCCTCTAGGCGCGTATTGGGAGAATATGCACCCCAAAAACCGCTGGGGCGGTAATTTCAAATCGCTGGTAGATTGCCCGCATTTTGAGCGCAATGTCGGATAAGGAGAACAAATGACAACCGCATCGGTAATGACATACGACTCCTTGGTCGAAAATATTCAGTCTTATCTGGAGCGTACTGACACCGCTACGCTTGAGAAAATCCCTCTTTTCATTATGCTGGCCGAGCAAATCATTGCCAGCCAGATCAAGTTTTTGGGTAACCTGACGGTCAGCACAAGCACGATGACGGCCACTCAAGCGGTCATTGACAAGCCCGCCCGTTGGCACAAAACGGTTTCAATGAATGTCGTGGTGGCTGGTAGCCGTACCCCCGTCCTGCTTCGTAAGTACGAATACCTGCGTGAGTATTGGCCTGATGCCACAGAGACAGGCGTGCCAGTCTATTACGGCGACTACGACTACACACACTGGCTGGTGGTTCCTACGCCTGCCGCCGCCTACACCTTTGAGGTGTTGTACTACGAGCGGATTCAACCGCTCGACTCTTCCAACCAAACGAACTGGTTCACCATTTACGCCCCGCAGGCATTGCTGTACGGCGCTCTTTTGCAGGCTATGCCGTTCCTCAAGAACGACGAGCGGATGCCCATGTGGCAAGCAAATTACGACCAAATCATGCAGACCCTCAAAGCCGAGGATGTCCAGCGTATTGGTGACCGTCAAGCCGCAGTATTGGATACCTGATCATGTCATATAACAGTCCCTTCACAGGCAATGTGATTCAACCCACAGATGTCTCGTATCGCCGCATTATTCTGACCGCTGACTTACAGTTGGAGTGGCCGATCAACGGCACCTCAACTGATGATGCCGCCGCTCGAATCATGGAGGTGTCTACCGCCTCCGCCGCAAACGAGTTGTGGATGCCGCCAGCCAATCAGGCTTCTGTTGGTCAAGACGCGTTGATCCGAAATGTGGGCGCTGTAACTTTGGCGGTCAAAGACTACACTGGCCTAAACACCATTGTGTCCATAGCCGCTGGTGAGGCGCAGTACATCTACATCACCACCAACGCAACCACAGCAGGTACTTGGGGAATCATTGCCTACGGTATCGGTTCTTCTGGCGCAGACGCCGCAACTCTCGCGGGGTACGGCTTGCTGGCAATTGGTCAGACACTGAACCAGTCACAGCCTGTGACGACCTTTTCTAGCGATTACACGGCGCTGACAACAGACCGTTCTAACACCTATGTGTGGACTGGTGGCGCTGGTACTTTGACGCTTTCAAGCGCATCTACCCTTGGCGACAACTGGTTCATGTTCTTGCGCAATAACGGGACTGGTGCCTTGACTGTTGCTGGCACTGGTGGAAACACAATCAATGGTTCTGCCTCGCTGATTTTCCAGCCTGCTGATTCTGCAATCATTGTGTGCAGTGGCTCTACCTTCTACACCGTGGGCCTTGGCAAATCAACTCAGTTTGCTTTTACTCAGTTGACCAAGAATGTCACCACTGGAACCTACACGCTAACTTCTGCTGAAGCATCCAATGTGATCCAGAAGTACACAGGAACCCTGACAGGCAATGTGACCATCATTGTTCCTCAGACGGTGCAGGTCTACTATGTTCAAAACGCAACGACCGCTGGTGGCTTTACCTTAACAATCAGCACGGGCGTGGGTGGTGCATCAACGGCCACAATTGCCGCAGGTAACCAAGCCACGCTGATTTGCGACTCGGTGAACTTGCTGAACGCCAACACGGTGCTGGCGGGTTCTTCTGCCATCAGTTTGCTCAACGGTACGGTTTCTAACCCTTCGTTGAACTTTGCGTCTGAGCCAACAACTGGTGTTTATCGCGCCGCCTCTGGTGAATTCAACATTGCAATTCTTGGTGTTTTACGCTCCACCTTGTCGGCCACTGGTTTGGCAATTGTTGGCACTGGTAACTTTACGGGTGGCGTTTCAGGCGGAGTATTCACTTGACAAAAAAAGTTCTCACAATTGACACCCTTGCTGGACTCCAGAGGGATGGCACTGTTTTTGACTTGAACTTTTATACCGCTGGTAAATGGGTTCGGTTTCAGCGTAACCGCCCCCGCAAGATAGGTGGCTATCGCTCCATCACAAATGATGTGTTTGGTTACTCTCGTGGCATCTATGTCAATTCTGTGGATGGTATCAACCAGATTTTTAACGGCTACAACAATGGCCTTGAGGTCGTAAATATTGACAACGCTGGCGTTGGTGCTGGCGTAAATGAATTCACATTCACTGGGTTGGTTCTAACGCTCAACACGCTTGTTGGCGGCTCTACATATACCAACGGCACCTATACCAATGTGACGCTCACTGGCGGCTCTGGATTAGGTGCAAAGGCCACCATTGTGGTGGCTGGCAATACTGTGACGACTGTGACGCTCACGGCGGCTGGAAACGGTTATGCGGTTGGCAACACCTTGAGCGCAACAGCGGCCAGTATCGGTGGAACGGGTAGCGGCTTCTCAATCAAGGTTGCAACGATTAACGATGGGTTTACAGAAAGTGATTTGAACCTGTGGCAGTTTGACTCCATGTTTGACTCGCAGGGTACAAACAACCAGTTGCTGTTGGCGCACCCCGGCCTCAACTTGGCGCAGATTGACCAAACCGTCAACAGCCCTGTTTTGGCTGGCGACATCTCTGGCACGGCAATGTCCCCTTTGGCGGATACATCTGGCACAACTCCAACAGGCAACCTTATTGAAGTGTCTGGCGGTGTGGTTGTGTTGCACCCTTATGTGTTCGTGTATGGCGACAACGGTCTGATCAAGAACTCTGTGGCTGGCAACCCTTACGACTGGAATGGCCCAGACTCAAACGAGACCAATGTGTCCTCTACAAAGATTGTGAAGGGCTTGCCAGTGCGAGGCGGCTCTAATGCACCGTCTGGATTGTTCTGGTCTCTGGACTCTTTGATTCGGGTTTCCTACACGCCTACCACCGTAACGGTTGCGGGTTCGCCTCAGACCTTCTACTGGCGCTATGACATCATCTCTTCGCAGTCTTCGATTCTGTCGAGCCAGTCTGTGATTGAGTACGACGGCATCTACTACTGGTGTGGTGTTGATCGCTTCCTGCTTTACAACGGTGTGGTGAAAGAAATTACAAACACCTTTAACCAGAACTACTTTTTTGACAATCTGAACTACGCACAGCGTCAAAAGGTTTGGGCAACCAAGGTTCCCCGTTACGGTGAAATTTGGTGGTTCTATCCTTCTGGTGATTCAGAAGAGTGCAACAACGCGGTCATCTACAACATCCGAGAGAACTGCTGGTACGACGCTGGGTTCTCTGATGGCGCAACCCGCACTGCTGGTTACTTCTCTCAAGTGTTCAAGTACCCAATCAATGCTGGCGCAACTGTAAGCACGGTTGAAGAAATTTTTTCATCTTCCATTACAACGGTTAACGCCAGTGCAAACATTGAGGTTCCGCAAACAAACCAAATTGCCGTGGGGCAATTGGTGATTGGTGCAGGGGTTGCCGCAAATTCAATCATTACGGCGATTGTTCCTAGTGCTACGGCTGGATTCTTTACGGTCACATTGACTAACCCCGCAACTGCATCAGCAACCGTGACTGCATCATTCAACACAACGGCTGGGCGCGTGACTCTTTGGCAACACGAAATTGGCACAGACGAGATCAACAACACCAATGTGAACGCAATTGAGAGTTTCTTTGAAACCTCTGACCTTGGTTGGGTGCAGGGTGGCCCAGCGCAGACCTCTCCAGTGGGCGACAATTACTGGTTGCGCATTGAGCGGATTGAGCCTGACTTTATTCAGGAGGGCACGATGACTGTACAGGTTACAGGTCGCCCGTTTGCTCAATCGCAAGATGTGATCTCCGACCCGTTCGCCTTTGAGCCAACGACAGGCAAAGTTGATATGCGAGAGCAACGCCGCGAGATACGCTTGAGGTTTACAAGCAATATTCAGGGTGGCGACTATCAGATGGGCAAGGTGCTATTAAACGCAACCGTCGGCGATACGCGCCCATACGGAGGTTAAGATGGCTCTGGCGGTTGTCTATGATCCTCGGTTTCACACCTTTGAGTCGTGGGCATCGCTGATGTGTGAGGCGTATGCGGGTCAGCAGTTGGTGATCCCTGACTCTCGAACAGATTGGAAGCAGTGGGCGGCTGGGTTAAAGGCAATTGATGTCTTCACGAATGAGGGCATCCCCGGCCCCTACATCTATAACAACTGGCAGGATTGGGCGGCGGCTTTGGTTGGCGCTATCAACCAGCCCACAGAAGGCCCAGACCAATGATAGAGTTCATCGAGATTTTCAACTATGTGGCAAAGGTCGCTCGACCCGCCCACGCCAAAGTAGCCATTGCAGATTCAATGGCAGACGCCTTCCAAGACATTGGTTTGGACAGTCTTGACGGTTTGGTGATGTTGATGTACTTCGATGACCTTTATGGAATTGACGACGCTGTCAGCAAGGAATGGGCACCTACCTCTGTACAGGAGTTGCACGACCTTGTGATGGCGAACAAAACCAAAGAGCCTGCCTCGATGGAAGAAGTGGCCGAGGTGTGCAAATGATCTACCTCACACACTACCGCACCGCCTCCACGACCAATGTCGAGTTGTTCGACGACATCATCTACCCCCAGAAGGTCAACTGGTTCCCTGAGACCTACAACCGAGTCAAGTCTGGCTTGGTCTATGTGCCCCACAAGTTGGCCGAAAAGGTGCTTGACCCTGAGTTGCTGACCTACTTGCGCGAGAACCCTGTTGGCAAGACTGCCTTCATTCTGGCCGCAGGCAATGCGCACTTTGCTGGCATCGGTCAGCGTCCTTACGACTCGCGCCTGACCTACACCTACAAGTTCTTGCCATTCACCCTGACGCAGGTCTATGCTGGCCGTATAGCCCAGTCCTGCGGTGACATGGATATGGTGACCACCGACTCGTCGGCCTGCGCTTCCAGCCTCAAGGTAATGATGGATGTGGTCAACCTGATCGACTTCTACGACTATGACCGCGTCATTGTGCTGACCGTTGAGGACGGCGTGTCGAATGCCGTGCTGGAGTTCTTTGGTGACTCCAAGGCCGTACTGACCCAAAAGCAAGAGGACACAGGCATAAAGCCATCCGCTTTTGACTCGGTTAACAGTGGATTCAGGGTTGGTCAAGGTGCCGCTTTTGCGGTGTTTGAATCTGAGAGCGCCGTTTCCCGCCAGAGGATTACCCCTCACGCCTTGTTAATAGGTGCCTACAACGCGTCAGAACGCTCTACAAACGCAATTGGGCAGTGCGAGGATGGTGAGGGCTTCAAAAAGGTTATTGAAGGCGTATTGCACTATTCCCATACAAGGGCAGATGAGATTAAAATTGTCAAAACCCACGGAACTGGAACAGCGTCCAACAACAAGGCCGAAAAATGCGCCTTGAACCAAACGCTACAAGGATTCATTGCAACCTCGTATAAGCAAAAAATTGGTCATACGATGGGTAGCAGTGGACTCCTTGAAACTTTATTGTTGTTGGGCGACATCAAGTCGGGATTTGTGCCAGCGATTGAGAACCGAACTGAAACCGATTCGGTATTCCTTTCGGAATCGACAAGTCCCCCTGATGGTTTGATAATGAGTCTGGCGGCTGGGATGGGCAACATCTATTCCGCCGCAATATTTAAGGGGTTGTGATGCTGACCGATAGCAAAAAGAAGGAACTTAGTGTTGACGCAATCTTGATGGTTGCGGCACAGCAGACGAAGTCCCAGTATTCCGCCGAACAAGTCTATGCTTCTCTTGTCAAAGAGATGAACATAGAGGGTACAAGCACCTATCGTCAAGGCAATACCGTTTTCTTGATGCATCACGCCAAGGGCCGTATTGGAATTTTTCGCGCCCTGAATGCTGACACCGCCAGAAACTATTTGGACAACTCCTACATATTCATTCAAGACGCATACAAGATGGGTTTTGACATTCTTGTCAGCGATTTCCAAGACCCGACGATTATGAACATCTTCAAGGGAATCTCAAGGAACCCTCCGCAGGAAGGCATGGGCTACCGCGCAGAGAGAACCAAAACAGGTTTCCGCGTGACGGTCAAGTTGGGGCCAGCGCGGCCTGATAAGGAATAAAAATGAGCGCGGTAGTAGATTTAATTGAAGACGCGTTTGACGCTGTTGGCGATGTTATTGAGGCCGTTGGTGATGTCGTAGAGGATGTTGTTGATGTCGTCGGTGATGTTGTTGAGTTTGTTGGCGACACCGTCCAAAAAGTTCTTGATGATCCTCTGCCAATGCTTTTGCAAATTGCTGGCGCGGCTGTTGGCATCCCGCCTATGGTCACTTCCGCTTTCGTTACTGCGGCTCGTGGCGGCGACCTTATGGATGTCGTCTTGTCGGCTGGAACTTCGTACCTTGCGCCTATGGTCGTTGGCCCTGTCGCAGGGACTCTGTCTGAGACCTTTATTGATGCAGGCGTAAACAGTTCTGTTGCCAGCGTTGTTTCCAACTCTATTGGATCAGGTCTTGTTGCTGGAACCGTTGCAGAAATAAAAGGCGGAGATTTTATCGACGGCTTCACTGGAGGCGTGACTGGCGGTCTTGTTAGCGGTGGCGTAACAACGCTCACCAACATTGTTTCTGACACCTTCCTGACCACTGCCACCGATGCCATCAATTCTGTTGGCACTACAAATACCGACTTCACGGCAGGCTTTGATTCTGGATCAACTACCGTGGACACCACAACGGTTGGTGACACCTTCACTAGCACCGTTACCACTTTTGATTCTGTCGATACTACAGGAACATCGGTCACAACTGACACATCGGGAACCACGGGGACTACAGGCACTCTGGATTTAAGTACAGACAGCGGTTCTGGCGTTACATCAGATATTGTTTCTCAAGTTACTGTTTCCAATATTGGTGTGGACAACACAGGTGTTGACACGACATTTACTGGCGATACAAGCACTACTAGCACCACTGGCACTACTGACACGACGACCACTGGAACCACAGATACCACAGATACCACAGGCACTACAGATACTACTGGCACGGTTGATACTGGCACCACTGGCACTGTGACTACTGATACTTCTGGTACAGGAACTACTGACACCTCTGGCACCACTGGTACGACAAATACTACTGACACCTCTAGCGGAACCAGTATTTTTGACACAACCCTAAACAACACTGGCACAACAACTGGAACAACACTTACTGGTACAGGCGGCACAGACGGTGTTACTGATTCAGTTTTGAACAGCGGTAGCACAACAGATTCAACAGTTATCGGTGATTCTGGTGGTCTGGATAGTGTTGCCGACATCATTGAAAGCCTTACCACTGGCACAGGCGACACAACGCTTGACACGACGCTAGACTCAACAATTGACACAACACTTGACACAATAGGTGATACAGAACTTGATACGACAGACGATACAACTGTCGGCGGGCTAAGTACGCTGAACACTGATTCAACTGATGGATCAAATGTTGTTGCCATAGATACAGACACTGGCGATGTTGTTCTTGATGATACTGTTCTCAACAACGATGTTGTTTCTAGCAATGATGTTGTTGGCGGCTTGACCGCAGTATCGGGCGATCAGGGTACAGACACACTTGCAACCACAGGCACAGACAAGGTGGGGAATGATGTTGTCGTTCGTGCTGGCGATGTTGTTGCTGACACAGGCGACACATCTGGATCAACGGATACCGTTGGTGGGTTGACGCAAGTGCAGTCTGGCAACAGCAATTTGAATGTTGACTCTGCCGCAGACGCCACAACAACAGGTGGCTTGAACCAAGCCACTGGCGCAAAAGATGATGTCTTTGGCAAGATTGTAAAAGGCGCAGTAACAAAGGCCGTGACTGGTGCCCTTAAAAATCAAATCAAGGGCGGCATCAATAAAGCACTTGGCGTTAAGACCGCCAAGACGCCGTCAATTGGTAAAAAGTTGGTGGGCAATATTGCATCTCAATTTGGACAAAAAGTTGCTCCAAAAGCAATGGACATATCAAAATTGATTCGAGTTCCAAGCACAAAGAAAACGGCTCCGCTCAAAGCGAATGTGAGCAAGTTGACACCAGTCTCCAACATATCTGGCTTGTCAACTCTGATTAAAGGTAAAGGATAAGCATCATGGCAATTTTAGAAAAACGCAGAGCAGTTAATCAATTGCCTCGGTTTCAAAGGTATCAGGACACCCGCGCTGGTGACCGTTCTGCCGCGTTGCGTGGTGAAACTCCGATCACTTCTGCAATCCGCCAACTGGCTGGCTCAAGCGGCTACGGCCCAATGGGTGAGTCCCAAGGCTTCAACCCAATGGGCGGTGCTGGTGGTGCTGGCCCTATGGGCGGCGCAGGAAAGGGCACAGTCGATAAATTTGGCAACATGGCAGGTCAGCCTAAGACGGCTGTTACATCGGCTCTGAAAGGCTCTACCGCCGCTGGAAAGACTACTGGCGCTACTGCAACGAAACCCGCTGGCACTACTGCGGCTGGAACAACTTCCAAAATGCCCGGTTTAACTTCTAAGACCGCTGGCACCACTGGCAAGACTTTGACTTCCACTGGCACTGGTGCGGCCAAAGTTACTGGTGCAAAGTCGCCCACAACCACTGGCACTAAAACAACTGGCTCCAATGTTGGCAGTAAATTGACCAGCGCGTTGGCTGGTGCCGCTCTTGGCGCTGGAACCAAGTTGGCAATTGACAAGTTGACTGGTGCAAAAACTACAAAGGCTGTAGACACTACAAAAGCAGGCACAAAAGGTGTTGTTGATACAACCAAGGCTGGCACTAAGGGAGTTGTTGATACCTCTAAGAAAGTTGTTGATACTGCCAAGAAAGTTGTTGACACCACTGGCGCAAAGAAAGTTATTGATACTACTGGCGCAAAGAAGGTTGTTGACACCACTGGGGCAAAAAAAGTCATTGATACTACTGGGGCCAAGAAAGTTGTTGATACAACCAAGGCGGGCACAAAAGTAACTGGCCCTACTTCTGTAATTAAGAAAACTGGCTCTAATGTTGGTACACCCCCGTTTGTCCCTAAAGGTTCAACTGCCGCGACCAAAACCACAAAGACTGGTTCAAAATCTACTGCTCCTGCAACAAAGGGAGCCGCTGGCGCTGTTGCGGCAAAGACTGCCGCTGACATCAAAGCAGAAAACCCTGAGTTGACAGAAGAAGAAGTTCAAGCAGAACTGGATCGAATCAGGGATGAAGAAACATCATTGGGCGTTCCAGAAGGTGCTGAACAAAACGAAGACGGTACTTACTCTGTCACTGAAGATGGCATGGTCACAACCTATGATGCCGATGGAAACATCGTCAGCATGGAGGCGGCTGAAGGTGAGACCGAAGGTGATGAAGACGGCACAGAAGACGACAGCACAACAACGCAAGTCTTGGACGACGGCACTGTGGTTACGCTCGACGCAAATGGTGATGTTGTTTCCTACACCGACGAAGATGGTTCTGTATACGACGCTGATGGCAATGAAATAACCGAAGGCGGTGGAGATTTAGATGCTGGTGGTAATACTACCGAGACACTGGATGATGGCACTGTAATCACATACGATGAAGACGGCGACATTGTTTCCTACACAGACGCTGACGGTGTTACATACGACGGTGACGGCGAGGTCATTGATGGATCAGACACGCTTGTAACTGGCGACGAAGAAACTGAAGAAGAGGCGGCATACGACGGCTTGTATTCTGATGACGAGGGCAACCTGTACGACGCTGACGGAAACCTTGTTGAATACGCTGACGGCACCCTTGTTGGTGATGAAGAGGTGCTTGAAGATGAGGTGGTTTACACCGACGAAGATGGTAATACCTATGATGAAAACGGCGAAATAATTGATTATGCTGATGGGTATGTTGCCGAAGATGAATACGAAGATGGCTACACCGCCGAAGATGAGTACGCGGCTGAAGACGAATACTCTGCTGAAGATGAGTATTCCTATGAAGACGACTACTCATACGACGACATTGATTACGGTGAGAAAAAGGGCGGCTTAATTCATATGCAAGAAGGCGGCGACCCATCGGAAGAGGATGACGGTGAGCCAGTCGAAGAAGAAGAGAACGAAGACGGCACTATCACGCAATACTTTGATGATGGCTCCTCTATTACCTACGACGCAGACGGTGAAGTTGTTGAGGTGACAGAAGCCACAGAAGATGAAGAGGCCCCAGCGTTTGCTACTCGCGGAATTACCGTTGGCGCAAATGGTCAGCAATACGAAAACCCATTGACTGCCGCTGAGTATCAGGACGAAAGTCGATTGACTGGCGCTGACCCAACTCGCTTGCAATCATTCCTCGACGACATCCCAAGAACCAGTGCAGTGATTGGTGGCGACTCTGATGCGACCACTACCACACCACCAGAAGGCTGGCCTGAAGGTTTTGTTGACAACGGTGACGGCACGGCGACTTATGTGGACGACGACGGTAGCACCTTGACTATTGACGCCGACAGCAACATCGTGTTTGTGACTGATGCAAACGGCGAGGTCGTTGCACAAGACAACGAGCCAGTGACAACTGGCGGTTTGACTCAAGCAGGCCAAGGCAATCGCCAATACTTTGATGACGGCTCTAGCATCGAGACATTTGATGACGGTTCAACCGTGACATATGACTCTGACGGCAATGTGTTCAGGGCTACTGACGCATACGAAACAACATACGACGATGAAGGCAACGCTATCGTGACTGATGGCTTTGGCAACATTGTGAATGTCTACGACCCTCAAGGCAATGTGATTCCTTTGGGTGGTGGTCGCGTAACTGGCCCCACGCAAGTGACTGGCGCTGGTGGTACGGGTGCGGTTGGTATAGATAACGAAACGCCCGTTCAGCGAAGAATTCAAGAGCAACAAGAAGAAAGAAGTACCAAGAGCGCAATTGATAACTTGCTTGCAGGTTTGAACACCTACGGTGGCGCAGGCGCGGCTGGCGCTGTTCTTGGTGCCTTGCTGAGTGACTCCGACCTGTTTGGCGGTGGTAGCGGTGGAGGCTCTAATTTTGATATGACTGGCGTTGGTTCAATTGATCCACGCACCACCGACTTTGGCATTGGCCCAGCACGCTATGTTGGCTACGACGAGTACGGCACGCCAGAGCAGATGCCTGAACTCTATGGTCAAGAGTTGTATCAGAACTTGAACGCCCCCGGCTTCAACGAGGTGAACGCTGGCGACTACGCACGCTATGACGCTCAAGACTCTGGTCTCGATCAGTTCATGGAGGGTGACGCGGAAGACCAAGCAATGGCCGATGAGGGCCAAGGTATGGCCGCTGGTGGTCAGCCACAAGGCGGCTTGGGCCAGACATCGCCTCAGACTTACTACACCTTTGGCACACCTGTTGATCCTTTGCAGAACCTGCGTAACCCTGCGCCGTTCCAACAACAGCCGCAACAGCCACAGATGCAATCTGATATGCCTCCACAGGCACAGCAGAACGCACAGCAGATGCCACCACAGCAAGTAATGCCACAGCAACCCATGCCTCAAGGTATGCCACCCGCTGGCGTTGGAATGAAGAGCGGTGGCCTGCCTGCTTGGTCAAATGTGCCAATCACGCAAGGTCGTTTGAACTTCCGCCAAGGCGCGGCTGTACACGGCGCAGGTGACGGCCAGTCTGATGACATCCCAGCGATGTTGGCTGACGGTGAGTATGTGATTGATGCTGAGACCGTAGCGCAGATTGGCAACGGCTCGACAAAAGCAGGCGCACAGGCTCTGGACAAATTCAGAGAAAATATCAGAATGCACAAGCGGTCTGCGCCAATCAATAAGATTCCGCCAAAGACTAAGGCGCTTACTTCCTACTTGAAAGGAGCCAGATAATGGCTGGACTGTTTCAGGGTGATCCCCTACCAGATGTAACGACGACGACGCAGACGCAAGCGACCGCGCCAGAGTTCTACACCAACTACCTTCAAGACATTGCCAACCTCGGTCAGAACGCCGTTCAGCAGGGCGGTGTGGCAGGCTTTAGCCCACTGCAACAACAAGCCTTCCAGATGGTGCCTGATGTGGCATTCTCTGGCGCTGGCTCAATGGGCGCGGCATCACAGTTGATGGGTCAGGCTGGCGCTACCACCATGCCTGATGTGGTGGCCGACTACATGAACCCCTACACCCGTGGCGTGGTGGATGAGATGGGTCGCCTGCAACAGCGGAGCATTCAAGAGAACATCCTGCCAAACCTCGGTGCGGCGGCGGCTGGCTCTGGTCAGTTTGGTTCGCGTCGTCAGGCGCAAGTCACTGGCAACTCTTTGCGTGACCTTCAGGCTGATTTGCTAGGCAAGCAAATGCAAGCCCTCCAGTCTGGTTACACAGAGGCTGGCAAGTTTGCACAGCAAGACCTGACTCGCGCCCTACAGGCTGGTCAAGGTTTTGAGAACTTAGGACAAGCCCAACAAGGCTTGGGGCTGGCTGGCCTCAAGGCCATGAGTGAGTACGGTGGTCAGCAACAGGCTCTCGGCCAGAAGATGCTTGATTACCCAATGGCGCAAGCGCAGGCGTTCTCTCAATTGATGAAGCAGTACCAAGTCCCCGGTGGCTCGATTGAACAAAAAACTGGCCCACAGGCTGGCGCATACTCCAATAGCCCACTGTCTCAAATTGCTGGCCTATTAACTGGCCTTGGCGCGTTTATGAAAAAGGACGGCGGCGCGGTAATGATGAAGAACGGTGGCAAGGCCCAACGATCAAAAGCCCATGCCTATTTGGCACGCGGCGGTACAGTAAAAATGGCGAGGTAATAAATGGCAACACCACAAGCACAAGGTGGGTTGGGAGCATTGGCCCCCGTAAGACCTCCTGCACCTAATGCACAGCCTGCACAGCCACCTAACCCTGCGCAGGCCGCACAGCGCATCTCTGGCTTAGAGCAAGAAGCACCTGCTGAAGAAGACTTCATGGAGCGTGCTTTGCGCAACAAGCGTGCGCAGGAAGAGGCTTTGAATTCACAAATTGAAGCGTTGAAGAACAGCCTTGACTCGCGCATGAAGCCAGCGTTTGACCCTGCCTTGATGGCGGCGGCTTCTGGCTTTTTGAGACCAACAAAGACAGGCGGCTTCGGTGAGTCTGCTGGCTATGCGGCTGAAGCATATGCGTCAGAGACAGACAAAGAGTTGGCCCGCAGGCAAGCGGTTGACAAAGCCAAACTTGAGTTGGCCCAAAAGCAAGCCGCAATGCAAAGCCAGAACCTGATGTTTGAACACCAGATGCAGATGGCTGGCTACGATCCCAAAGAGTTGACCACCTTGGTAACTGGCCCTGCTGGTGGATCACCACTTGCTGGCGCACCCGTTGGTGGCGCTCCTGCCGCTGGTGGCGCACCTACTGAAGGTGCCCCTGCGGCCAAACGCGCACCGCGTGAGCCACGAATGATCACAGAGCGTGACATTCAAATGGCCTACGCCATCAGTCCTGAGTACGGCAAGCAAGTCATGGATCAAGCCAAGTTTCAGCAAGATGATTTGATAAGCACACCACAGGGCATGGTCAGCAAAAGAACTCGTCAGGCTGTTGACACTGGCCTTGATACAACGATTGAAACATCTATTCCTTTTGTTGGCGTCGAGAAAGTTACGCAAAGACAATTGAATGAAATTAAACAGTTGAACGCGAAGTACCCCCCGGGAAGCCCAGAACGCGCAGATCAGTTTGCACGCTATTACTCCGCCAACGGTATTGCTGGAACCACATACACGCCTCCTGCGGATGGCAAGCCATCTTCTGCTGAATCCAGCATGAAGACTTCCAGCCAAAGAGAGATTGAAAAGACCGCTGAAACTGAAACGCAAAAAGCGCGGATTAAGACATCGGAAGAGCGTGCGTCCACACTGATTGATCGCGGCATGGCCGCAGACAACACCAAGCAGATTGCATTGGATATGTCGGCCTACGCTGACAGCAACCCTCGTGCATTCCAATTGATGCAGACAGCAACCCTCAAGGACGCTGTGTTGCGTTCTATTGAAAAGGGTGGCGCTCCTCTAAACATCAGCCCACGAACAATCTTGGAATACAAATTGCAAGACAAAGACATCGAGGCACTGCAAATGTTTGCCCAGAAGTCTGCTCAATTGACTGTTGAGTTGCGCAAGGCGTCGAGGGCACCCGGCGAGGGCGCAACCACAGAAAGCGAAGGTCGTTTGTACTCTCAGGTCGAGGCACTGCCCTCAGACACCGCTCGTGTCATTGGCCTCAAGTCCGAGTTGCTTTCCCTGCGTACTGACTACGACAAAGCCGCCGCCACGCTGTGGGTTGAGTGGCGCGACCAGAACCCCGGGAAGTCGTTCGACAAATTCCGCCTCAGTTCTGACGAGTTCAAAGCACTGCGCAAGAGTTACGACTCCACGCTGGAGGCCGTGCGCAAGGCCAACACCGATTTGCTTAGTACCAAAACACCGTCAGCAACACCTCAAGCAAAGCCGCCAAGTGGACAGCCCACTGGTGGCCGAAGCAACGAGCGCGTAATTGATGGTTACATTTGGGAGAGGCAACCTGACGGTTCTTGGTCAAACAGCGGAAGGAAAGCCAAATGACATCGGTCGCTGACTACAACAACAACCCCGGGAACCTGCGGCCCAAGGGCTTTACCTACAAAGGCCAGATCGGGGTTGACGACCGAGGCTTTGCCATCTTTGAAAACAAAGACGCTGGCCGCAGTGCATTGATTCAAGACATCCGCGCCAAGCAACGACAGGGTCTTAACAACCCCGAAGCGTTCATAAACAAGTACGCGCCAGCAATGGCCGAGAACCCTGAAGAGGGTCGCGAAAACTACAAGATGAAGATGGCTCAACATCTTGGTCTTAAAAGCACGACCGATCCATTCCCTAAAGGGTCTGAGGAAAAACTTGCCGATTTGATTGCCTCTTTTGAAGGCGGTCAGCCAATTGAGCCAGCACAGAAAAAAGAACCGTCAGCCACTGACCCGTTTGCAGGCTACGAGCCAAAGGCCAGAACAGATAGCGGCAAAGACTTGCCGCCCTTGCCAGAACCTGAAGGGTCTAAGACCGAGAAGGTCATGGGCGCGGTTGCTGACGCTGGTGAGTATGTTGCAACCAAAGCGTTGGAGAACCCAGAGATTCCAGCCGCCGCAGGCATTGGGCTTGGCAAGGGCGTCCTTGAGAAGATATTGCAAAGCCCTGAAAAGCATTTGGTTGGCGAGGGCGAGAAGACGCCTCTGCAAGTGCAGGCGGCAAAAGATGCGGCCAAAGCGGCTCAGACTAAAGTTGGCGAAATTGAGCGGGTTGTTTCAAGTCGTGAGCCAATTGATGTTGAGTCCCTCCAGCGTGAATTTGATATGCGCAAGATGGGCAAAGAGTTGATGGAAGATGAGTTGCGTGAAGCCCAGAAAAACTTGAAGGGCTTACCAAAAACTTATGTTCCGCCAGAAGTCCCTGCCGCGTCAATTGCGGGTGAAGCCGCTGAAGACATTGCGTCTGGTCGCGCCTCTGGCCCACGGGTTGAGGGAGACTCTGGCGTTCGCAATTGGATGAAACAAGAGGCTGGTCAAAGGCATCAAATTCCAGAAGCAATTTTGGATTTGGCTACAGACAAAACAAAAGACAGCCCAACGGGTGCAAAAAGGTTGATTGAAGAAGACCTCAAGCGTCTTGAAAAAATTCAACAACTTGGCATGGGTGACACTAAATTGGCAACCACGCCAAGCGGTGTGCAGTTGCAATTGCCAACTAATGTGGCGGCTGACTTTGAGGGCCAACTTGCCGCAAAACAAGCGCAAGAAGCCTCAGAGCAGGCGGCACGCGCCCAAGCAGATGAAGCCAAGCGTTTGGCCGCAGAGGCCGATCTTGCCCGTAAGCGTCAAATGGCAGAACTACGGCTTGAGCAAGCCCGCAAGTCTAAGATTGAGGCTGGTGAGCGTGCGGCTGAAGCCAAGAGAAAAGCAAACACTGCCAAACAGCAAGCGGCATCTCAGGCAAAGTCTGATGCTGGCAAATTGGAAACCGCCCAGATCAGCGCCAGAACTGCACAGCAGACTGCCAAAGAAGCGGCGGCGGCTCAACCCGGGGCGTTGACTATGGCCGCTCGTGAGGCTGGCAGAAGGTTCTCTGAAAAGTTGCCAGTCATTGGTAATGTGTTGGGTGCCGCTGGCGCTACCCTGTCAACACAGGAGGCAGTGGATCGATACAAGCAGGGTGATTACTCTGGATCGGTTTTAGGGGCCATAGAAGCCGCTTTAAACACCGCATCGATGGCACCCCCTACCAGCCCAGCAGGATTGGCTATAAAGGGCGTAGGGGCCGTCGGAAGCATTGGCATGATCCCTGTCTGGATTGCCCACGATTATTTTGGCAACAAAGGCCCGTGGGCACCAAAAAAAGAGCCACAGAAGGCTCACGGTGGGTTAACATTGATGCGGTAGTTGCAGTTGCCACTCTCCTACCCTTCGCCCCCAGCAATGGGGGCTTTTTTATTGCTCAAGGAAATCGGCTTGGCCGATTTTTAGCGCACCGCTTTTGACGCGCCACTGAAGGTTGGTCTGGTTGTCGATGGTGTACATCACAAGCCACGACAGCATCTCTGCGGTCAGGGTGCCACCGCACTCGGAGACATCCCAGTATTTGATCCCCTCGACCTCGCGCTCGGTGACAATGGCTCCAGACTTGTCTGGCCGCATCCATAGGGGCAGGGTGTCCTCCTTCAGCCAAACGCATTTGTAGGTCTTGCAGGGGTCTTCTGGGCGGGTCTCGTAGATGCCGCAACCCTTGTCAAGGTAGAAGCAGGGACGCCCCGGCTGGAAGGTGTGGCCGTGGGCCTCCCCACTCAACCACCCCTCACAGCAGGCCGTGCATTCCCCGCAGGCGCGTTCTGGCAATATCGGTATCACTTTGTCGGTCATGCGTTTCCCGCTGGCGTAATAAAAAGAAGTTGCGTCTGGATGAACTGCCGCTGGGCCTCCTCGACACCAGCGTCAAATCCTGCCGAGAACGCGTCCATCAAGGCTTCGTTTATTTCGGTCTCTGATTTTCCAACGAGCGGGAGACCTCTAGGTTCATATGGCTTACGATCTTCACGCATCGTTGATGCTCCTTTGCGGCAATGATAGGTTCAACATACGCCGCAATCTTGTGCGCAAATTGAACGATGTCCACATCGTCGGCAACAACCGCGTTTGGTTCATGCAGATCACAGTAGAAAAAGATTTGTTTGATAGTCTCTTCACTCAGCATTTTTGTTCTTCCAGAGTTCCCAGTTGATGATAGTGGTTCGTGCAATTGATCGTTGCGCCAGCGCCTTGTAAGGGTTGATGTCGTTGTCAAGAAACTCTTCGACGATCATGTCTTTTTGGAGAAACAATTCGTGGCGCTCGGCCTTGTCTTTGTTTTCCCATAAGGTTCCATCGCTGGCCCTGAATGCTTCGATTTTTTCCATGATTACTTGTGGTTGTTCTTGAGTTGCCAGAATGCCAGAAGGTGCATGAACATCTCCCAGCCGCGATCTAAGTCCTCGTCCTCCCATTCTCTGACAACGACCAAGCCGGGGACATTACGAGACACAAACACATTTGCGCACCGTGCCTTGGGGATGCCTAAACCAACTCGATATGCCGAGAGTTGCATAAGGTGTTCGTCGTAGGCATCGACCTTGGTTGGGTCGGTGAACTCTTTGGTCTTGATGTCAATGACGGCGTTAAGGGAGCCAGCGCAAAATAGATCGCACTTACCTCCAAAACCCGCCTCGTGTGCAAATGAACGCTCGGAAATCCAAACGGTTTCTCCGAAGTGATTTTTGATCGCTGTAGCACAGGCTGTAACACTCTCTTGGTGTTTTCCTGTTGTCTGTCCTTCATAGTGTCCTTGTATCGATGCATGAATGTCTGTTCCAGCATCCGCCGCAGAACGACCCTGTTCTTTGGAATCGTTGATAATTCGGTCGATGTATTCCTTTTCAGGCTCGTCTGGGCGGCGTGGAAGCGTGAGCGCCGCATACAACACTTGCTGTTGCATCCAAGCCAGTAAGGCTGGTTTCGCGGCGATATTGAGGATTGTAGTGACACTGGGCACCAAGTTCATCGTGCGGGCGTCGCGGAGGGTAGTGTTGCGCTGTCCCCCCTTCTTGGCCTCTACGGTGTACTGAGGCACCCCGTCACGGGTGTACCAGTGATTTGACTCAGATGCTCGTGGCGCTGATGCTTGTAGCATTTTGTTTCTCCAGTTTTTTCTTTGCGTGATAAGCCTTCACTGCGGCACCTATTCTTGCTCGGCCCTCTGCGCTCATTGTTGATTGTTTTCGAGGCTTCGTTGACGGTGCCTTCTTACCCTCAAGCGCCTTTATTTTTCCAGAAAGATAAAGCACATCATCACCGAGGTGTTCAATACGCATACAAAGTGCTTTAAGTGTCTCTTCAATTTGGTTTTTCTCTTTGCTCGAAATAAACATAGCCACTCTCCTTTTGGTTTAAAACGGGATGTCGTCGTCCATGTCGTCAAAGCCTGAACCTTTGGAGGCACTTGCGGCTTTGGCGGGCTGGTTGCCTTTACGGGCTTGCCACTCAGGTGACTGCTCGATCTTGGCGCGAAGGTTGTCACTGAAGGTCTCAAACATATCCATGTCTGGGCTTTCAATGTAGAACGCGGCGCACTTGTTGTGGCCTTCAGGCAGGTTCGCCTTCATGGCCTTGGGCACCGAGTTGATGTTGGCAATGTTGGTGTACTCTTTGCCGTTGTTGCCCACCGCTTTGGTGATGGCAATCATCGCCCAAGCGCCCAACACATTGTCGATTTGGAACCCACGCAATTCATCGGCGGTGAACTCGCGGCCACGCCATGTTTGCAGGTCTTTGCGCAAGGTTGCCTTCTCTGCCAGAGACAGTGTGAAGTTCTTGCTGATTGACATTGGCTCGTTCTTGGCCGTGACCAATGGTTTGCCTGCGTCGTCTTCTCCATGCACCTCGAATTGCAACATCACTTTGGGCAGGTTCTTGATCTGTCCAAGGTATTCGCTCTTCTGCGTGCCAAGGTCTACGATGCGGTAGCACCGCGCCAAGTACATCCCCGGGGGCACTGGGGTAAAGGTTCCGCCGCCGCCGCTTTCTCTCGCTATTAAAGCCATCATTCGCTCCTAGTTTCAGTTGATTTTGGCCGTCTGGTTACGCCACATGAAAAACATATGATGTCCCAGTCGTCCTCGGTTGCAACGCCTGTCTCAGCCCGTTCTAGAGCCTCCTCAAGCATTTGTTGCCTCTCCAGCATTGCTTGGTTGTATTCCTCTTCGCTGTGCATACACTCTCCCTTCGCTGTTGATGTGTTGGTATCATACACTCTTTAACTTATTTTGCAATAGTGCTTGCACAAATGATTTTTTGGTGTATGATCAAGTTTCACTAACACGAAAGGGTCACAATGACATTGGATGAATTTTTTGAAGATAAGCCGCGAGGATCGAAGATCGCGCTGGCTCGACACTTGGGCGTAACCAAGCAGTGGATGGCCGCACTCATCACAGGTCGAGGGTTGGCAAGCGCAGAGGTTTGCGTTGCCATTGAACGGTACACAAAGGGCAAGGTGTTGCGTGCAACATTGCGGCCTGACATCTTTGGAGACATCAAGTGATCTGGTACAAATTCTATCTTGGCGACTACATCACACACACCAACCACCTATCGGATGCTGAAGACTTGGCATACCGCCGCCTGCTTGATTTGTATTACATCAGCGAGAAACCAATCCCACTTGAAACCGAATCGGTTGCACGCAAAATCCGCCTTGATTTGGACATAACCGAATCGGTTTTGGAGGAATTCTTTGACAAGGGTGTTGACGGGTATCGCAACAGTCGTTGTGATGCTGAAATCGCGAAGTATCAACACCAAGTCGAAAATAATCGACAACTCGGAAAGCGAGGCGGTAGGCCGAAGAAAACCGAATCGGTAACCGAAACGAAACCGAAGGTTAACCCTAAACAGATACAGATACAGAATAAGAATATATCGTCGGTGACACCGACAACATCGCGATTCAACGACTTTTGGTCTGCATGGCCTTCGTCAAAAAGGAAGGTTGCCCGCGCTGAGTGCGAAAAGAAGTGGGCCAAGCACAGCCTCGATATGGTGGCCGACGCCATCATTGCCAGCGTGAGCAAGTTGAAACGCACTGAGCAGTGGACAACAGGTTTTGATCCTGCGCCATTGACCTACATCAACCAGCGCCGCTGGGAAGACGATGCAGGCGAACAGCAGGCAACAGGGCGGAGGGTGATATGACCCCAGCCGAGCGTTTTGTTTCGCGTCTAGGCAAGGTCAGGGGCCGAAATGGTTCATGGACTGCACAGTGCCCAGCACACGAAGACAAGTCACCATCGCTGTCAGTTCGGGAGACCGAAGATGGCCGCGTGCTGGTGCATTGTTTTGGTGGATGCGCGGTGCATGATGTAGTCGGTGCAGTCGGCATGGAAATGAACGACCTGTTTCCACCAGACGACAAAAAGCGCGACTGGAACGATACAGGCAAGCCCAAGGTCAAGCCAGCGTTCTACGCCAGCGACCTCTTACGCATTGCGTCGTTTGAGTGCTTGGTGGTGATGCTTGCGGCATACGACATGAGCAAGGGCAAACAACTTAGCAATGAGGATATGGAGCGATTAAAAGTGGCACAACAGCGAATTGAGGAGGTAGTGGTATATGCAGGTGTCTGAGATACAAAAACGGGCCAAGGAATTGGACGAGGCGCGGCGCATTCGGATTGTCAAGCCTGATGAGGTTGACTTCGAGAAGTACATCAAAGCCAACGATGTTGGTCAGAAGGTACGCGGCGCAATGGAATTTTTAGAAGAGGTGCGCGAGGACTTCATCAACCCCAAGGAGGAGCCGCACCAAACAATGCCGTGGCCGAAGACGCACCAAGGTTTTGGGTTTCGCGCAGGCGAGGTGACCTTGTACGCTGGCGGTAACGGTGGCGGAAAGTCAATGGTCACAGGGCAGATTGCTTTGAACTTGATCAAGCAAGGCCAGCGCGTAATGATTGCATCGTTTGAGATGAAGCCCAAGCGCACACTGACTCGTATGCTTCGCCAGTTTGCAGGCGAGAACATTTACAACCCCATGTATGTGAACAAGCAACAGCACTTGATGGACTTGGTCACAAGGTTGCAGGACTTCTCTCACGGCAAGTTGTGGCTGTACGACCAGCAGGGTACGGTGACATCACAGCAGGTCATCGCAGTGGCTCGATACAGCGCCGTCGAGTTGGGCGTGCAACACATCTTCATTGACTCGCTGATGAAGTGCGTGTCTGGTGAAGACGACTACAACGCACAGAAGATGTTCGTTGACGAGTTGACCGCGCTGGCGCGTGACCACAATGTTCATATTCATCTAATTCATCACATTCGCAAATTGCAGTCTGAAGAGATACAGCCAAACAAAAACGACATCAAGGGTTCGGGTGCGATTAGTGACCAAGTTGACAATGTGCTGATGGTCTGGCGCAATAAAAAGAAAGAGCATCAAGCGCAGAACGGCCCAGTCGATCCAATGATTCCTGATGCCATGTTGATGTGCGAGAAGCAACGCAACGGCGAGGCCGAAGACTGGTACTCGCTTTGGTATCACAAAGACAGCCAGCAGTTTGTTGAATACGACAACAGCGTGCCAATGTCTTTTGACAATGGAGGAAGATTTTGAATGACGAGGAAGAAAAAAGAGCAAGAGACCGTGAGCATATGCACCGCTGTCTCGTTCGGGAGGTCATCAAGATGCGCATTAAAGATCGCGCTGGTGCATACCGTTGGCTCAATGGCTACAGTGACAACACTGGGCGTTGGAAGAAAGGGTGGAACGAACTTCACCCCGAGTCCAGCCTTGAGGCGGATGTTAGAGATCAATGGACTAAAGGTAACCGAGGTAACGAAGGAGAATGGAAATGACAAAGCAAGACGCTGAACTTAGCCCTTTAGCAAGGCAACTACTTGGCAACTCTGGGGCCATGAAGTTATTCACACAAACCGAGTTTGATGCGGCACTGAGAGAAGCGAAAGCGGAGATCATGGCAATTGCAATTCAGACTAGCAAGCAGGCAATTGCAATCGAGCGAAATGCGTGTGCTGACCTTGCACTTGAATGGAGCCAAGAGGAATTGTCTGAGGCTATTCGCCACCGCATGAGGCCGCAATGATTGAGATCACACTGCCGTGGCCTCCATCGGTCAACACCTACTGGCGCAACTTCGATGGCCGCATGATCATCAGCGCACGAGGCCGCGAGTACCGTGAGTTGGTTGGTGACCAGATGACGCTACAAAAAACAGTGAAGCACTTCAAGGGTTCACTGCGTGTAGTGATCGAGGCATGGAGGCCAGACAAACGACGCAGGGACTTAGACAACCTGCTGAAAGCAACACTCGACGGGCTGGCCCACGCTGGTGTGTATGAGGATGATTCCCAGATCGTTGACCTGCGCATTTACTGGGCACCAGACATCGGTGGGATGTTAAAGATCAAGATCGAGGAGATCGAATGAAACAAGAACCTGAATGGATTGACATCGTTGCGTTGATTGCAATGCACTCGCTGTTGCAGACAGCACCAAAGAACGCAAGGAACGAGGACATTGCACACGAGGCATATAGGCAAGCGGAGGCAATGATGGAGGCAAAAGAAAATTATGGTGAGTGACCTCTTTAATATTTTGATGATTATGTTGATGTTGACTGGCGCGTTGTTTTGGATTGCAACAATTCTTTTGTGTTGGTATTACTGGTCGTGTAACAAAAAAAAGGAGAAGTAAATGTTTGAATCATTCGGAGATTTTTTTTGGACATTCATGGCAATGAGTGGCTTCATGTTTTGGATTTGTTTGGCAATTTTTGTTGGCATGGTGATCAAGCGCAATCGCGAAAAGAAAAGGAGAATGTTTTATGAGTGAAGACAGAGACCCACACAAAGCGGTGGACTACATCCTGAAGAACGCCGCGCTCTTTGCTCGTGCGAAGGCAGAGCGCACATACATCGAGCATTATCGTAAGTCCCTCAAAGGAATACTGATGAAGCGGTCTATGGAGACCGCAATCGGGGCGCAAGAGCGAGAGGCATACGCACACCCAGAGATGGTCGAGTTGCTTAAAGGTTTGCAGGCCGCTGTCGAAATCGAGGAAAAATTGAAGTGGGACATCACAGCCGCAGAACTCAGGGTGGAAATTTGGCGCACTGAGCAAGCGAACAACAGGGCTGAAGGAAAGGCCACGATGTGAACACCTTCCAAGCAACCGTGATGCAGACGACTGGCTGGGTGTTGGTGTTGCTCGATGGCTGGGCAATGCACACCCACTGGGTGGCCGCACTTGGTTTTATTTTTTTAATTTATTCAATGTGGAGCATATGCATGAAGACACCAGAAGACGAAGCGTTTGAAGAGATGGAGAAAGCCCTTGGCTGGCGCAAGCGACAGATCGTCCAGCGTCAACTCACCGCCGAAGAAAACATCTTGCGCAACGAGACACTTGAAGAGGTGGCCGTTGAGTTCGATGGCATGAAATCTTTTGGCGATACAGCCGCATCCTTCGCGGTGTATGTGCGGGGACTCAAGCGATGACCGAAAAACCTAAGACCTGTCAGGTGTGCCGCCTACGGCCAGCAGACAAGCAAGTGCGAACTAGCAGGGGCGCACCGCAGTGGCGATGCCAGACCTGCCACGACCTCAAGAATCGCGGCGGCTTTACAAAGGGTAAGCAATGAATCCAAAAGTTGCAGACCTTGCATCGAAGGTGGCGTTTGACGCCGCAGACTACACATGGTTCGACTTCACAGAACTTGGTGATCACGCCGATGAAGAACTTAAAAGAGTTGGGCGTCAATACGGGTGGGATAAGCAGATGATGCACCTCGACCAGTTTTTGACCCCATCTAATCACATGGCGGTCATACAACCAGCATGGCCTGACATTGCATTCACCTATGACAAATACATCAAGTTTGGTGGGTACGAGGGTGCCGCCGCAATGATGTGGACAAACGATGGATTTAACAGCCCGCTGGTGATCGTCACCGAGAAGCGGGTGAGGGTGGCTGGCAGTGAGGAAGACGCCCCAGAGGGCACCAATGTGGTCGTCCACCAAAAATTGATGGAGGCGGTTAAGAGGGGCGGCATGGCCGAGCGCGATGCGTTGAAACTCTACGAGGATGCTTGCATCAGCGCGGTCAACTATGCCTGTCTTGTCAACTTGCGTGCGCACACTACCGAGCAGGTTGTAACCGCCCATATGGCTAAAGGAATGGAGTTCATCAACCGTAAGCGCAGGGCCAAGCATCAGCCATTGGTTTACTCGTGGAACACGATTGAGTTGAAGCCAGACCCACAGGTCAAGCAACCGCATAAAGGCGGTACGCACGCAAGCCCAGCCCGCCACAAGCGACGCGCCCACATGAGGCGTCTAAGCGCGGGTGGTTTTACTTGGATACCTGAAATGTGGGTAGGTAGCATCGAGAGCGGTTTTATCGTTCACGACTATGTGCCCGACCGAGAACTGACCAAGGACAAAGCATGACCACACTCAAAGAGAAAAAGCACATGAGCGCGGTGGCTGAACTAGGGTGCGCCGTCTGCCGCAGAATGGGGTATGAGGGCACGCCAGCAGAACTACACCATCCAAGGCGATTGGCGGGGGGCTGGGGGCGTTCTAGCCACTTCAGTGTCATACCGCTATGCCCAGAGCATCATCGCGGCTCTACGGGCCTCCACGGCCTTGGCACAAAGGGCTTCGAGGCGCACTACGGCTACGACGAGGCAGACCTGCTTAAAGACACCTTGTTGTTGCTGGGCCACGAAATTAGGGAAACTACCTAGAAAATAATTTAAAAAAGTCTTGCAGAGGTGAAATATGGTGTTACACTTACCTCACTGACCAAGCAATTGTTGCAAGGCAGAACCAGAGAACAGAAAGCGAATTATGAACAACGACATCAACTTCACATCAGTAGACACACTCGGTTCACTCTTGGCGCAGATCGCTGATCTGACCAAGCAAGCCGATGCAATCAAAGACAGCATCAAAGAGACTGCCAGCGCAGGCGGTGCCAAGGTTGTCGAGGGTGCGCTCTTCAAGGCCACCTACATCGAGAGCAACCGCTCTGTGTTCGACAAGGACGCATTCATCAAAGAACACGGCGCAGAGGCATACGCCAAGTTCACCAAGGTGTCTGCCGTGTTCTCTGTCAAGGTCACCAGCAAGTAAACCAACGGGGCTTCGGCCCCATAACCAAAACGAAAGCGAATCGGATATGAACGACCCTAAAATTTATTTGAGTTACAGCGAACGCGGTTGGATTTTGATCAACCAAGGCTCACCACTATGCGACTACAAAAAGACCAAGGCCGAGGTCATGGAGGTTGTGAAGTTCTTCAAGATCACACTGCCAGACTGCACATGGAACGGTGACCGTGGTGAGTTTGTGGTTACAGACACAATCGAGGAAACAGCATGAGCAAGCGCACGATGGGCCGTGTGCTGGCCGAACTCAAATCCATTCGCACTGGGGACATCTTTGTGGCCGACAGCATCAAGACCTGCATTGATTTGCTGGAGGCCGATTTAGGCCGTCGCAAGGGTAAGGGCACCCTACCCCCTCACCAATGGCATAGCGACACCTCCAGAGCCGCCGCAGAGGCCATCGCGCCCAAGTTTGGCACCATCACACGCAAGGTGCTGGCGCATTTGTGTTCGTACCCTCTTGGCCTGACAGATGAGGAGGCCCAGCAAACGATGGGCATGGAGGGCAACTCGTATCGCCCGTGCCGCGTGACCTTGATGGATCGCGGGTTTGTGGTGGACAGCGGAACCCGTAGGAAAACGCACCAGCGCAAAGACGCGGTGGTGTGGTCTGTAACCCCAGAAGGTTTTCTGGCATTGAATGAACTATGAGCGAGACCACTATGAGCGAATACATCAAAGGCTTTGACCACGGGTGCGACTACATCGTCGCGGAGATCGAGCGTTTTGCTCTTGAGCATGATGGCGACGAGAACATCCTGCTTCGAGACCTGATCGACCGCCTCAAAATGCAGGGCAAATACGACTTAGGGAAAGTACCTACAAAATAATTTATAAAAGTGCTTGCATCGTGAAATACGGTGTTACACTATCATCACTGCAATAAGCAGGTAACAGCGAAAGAAAGCGAATCATGGAAAAAGCAAACTTCTCCCAACTCTTGAACGATGCCATCAACCAGCCCGGCATCATCAGCAAGTGCTACAGCACATTCCACGGCTACAGCATCGGCAACCAGTTGCTGGCTTACAGCCAGTGCGTGGCCCGCGACATCCCCGTTGGCCCTATTGCCACCTTCAAGAAGTGGAAAGACCTTGGCCGCTCGGTGTCCAAAGGCCAGAAGGCCATCGCGCTGGTAATGCCTGTCACCATCAGCAAAAAGGACGAGGCAGGCGAGAAGACTGGCGAAGTGTTCAGCCTGTTCACCCTCAAGAACAATTGGTTTGTGCTGGGCCAGACAGAAGGCGAAGACTTCGTCAACGAGGTGGTCGTGCCATCATGGGACAAGGCCAAGGCTCTTGAGACTCTCGGCGTCACAGAGGTGTCGTTCAACCACACCGATGGCAATTGCCAAGGCTATGCAGTGGCAAGCAACATCGCGGTCAACCCTGTGGCCGTTCTGCCCCACAAAACCCGTTTCCATGAGATCGCTCATGTGGTGTTGGGCCACACCAAAGAAGGCCAACTGTCCGACAGCGAAAGTACACCACGCGATGTGCGCGAAGTAGAGGCAGAGGGCGTCGCATACATCCTGTGCGCGTTGCTCGGCCTGCCCGGCCTCCACGAGTCCCGTGGCTACATTCAGAACTGGTTGCAGGGCGCGGAGATCACCGACAAAACAGCCCAGCGAATCTTCAGTGCGGCCAACAAAATTCTGGAAGCAGGACAGCCTGCAAAGGACTAAGGGTAAGTCCCTACGAAATAATTTGTGAGGGGCTTGCATAGACCTCGCAAGTTAATGTTATACTTTCACCAACAACAGCAATAGTGCAGTTGTTCAACAGCGAAGGAAAGCGAAATGAAGACATTTGAATACCACCCAATCACCGACTCCAAGCAGATCGGTGTTGCCCCCGACGGTTCCAAACTGCGCTCATGGGCCGAAGGCCCACGCACCTTCGTCGAGACCTATGTTTACTTCAAGGCCACATCAGGCACCACCTACGGTGTCATCGAAGTAGTCGAAACCACCGTGGAATAAGGAGACCATCATGCAAGCCAATCAAATGCAATACACCTTTGACAGCGCCGTGTCATTCGACGAAGGCGAGACTACGGTGCCCGTCACCGTGGGCTATGACTACACCCCAGAGGAGCGCAACTACCCCCACGCTCCCGACTACGCCGAAGAGTTTGAGGTGTTCGTGTTCGATGCCAACGGTGTGGACATCACGGCCATCATCCCCGAAGAGGACTACCAGATGCTGGAGGAGGAGGCCAAGGCCGACTTCAGGCAGGTGGTGGAGGACGCAAACGCATACTAGGGTTTGTCCTAATAAAAATATTTAAAAAAAGTGTTGTCAAGGTGAATTACCGTGTTACACTATCTTCACTGACACAGCAATTCCGCATAGTCAGTTAAAAGCGAAAGAAAAGCGAAATGAAAAAATCTATCAAACTCAAAGACATCCGCCCCGGTCAACTGGTGGTGACTAGCGACAGCCCAGAAGCGCAAGTGCGCACCGTTGAGAGCGTTGACGGTTTCCATGTCACTCTGACTTGGTTTGAAGGCACCAACCAGTGCATCCAAGGCGTGGATTACTCTTTGCTGGGCGTGCCCACATTGGCCCAGATCGAGTTCAGCATCAGCAACTATGGTCGCCTCGCGAACATGGAAGATGTCAAGGATGTGAGTCTGCTCATTGGCTAAACCAACAGGGGGCTTCGGCCCCCACTACCGAATCAATAACCAACTGAAAGCGAATCGATTATGTCAAACGAAATTGAAACAACCATCTACACCCAAGACAGCGTGCGCATTGGCGTTGACCAGTGGGACGACGGCGGCGTGTGGCTGTCCTTGCAGGCCCGTGGCTCGTCAATGCACACCACCTTGACCCGCGAGGAGGCACAGCAGATGCTGGAGGGCTTACAGGCCATCTTGGCAAAAGAGGTGACAGCATGACTGGCGGCATCAACGCACCGGGCCGACCACAGTTCGAGGGACAGGTGGTCAAGTTCAAGTCCCCCAATTTCAATGTCTGGCTGTACGACATTGGCAAGCGTAACGAAAAGTATGGCAACCTTGAATGGTGGGCAATCAGTGAGCCAACCGAAGAACAACAAACCAACGCCGTGGAGGCCGTATGAACAAACAGGAGATTGACGACATGATGAAAGACCTTCCAAGCCAACAGTTACCCGACGAGACCTTGATTCAGAAGATCACAATCGCTATAATGTTCATAGTGATTTTGTTCCTGATGGTGTGGGCACCCGACTTCATTTTGACTGAGGAAGAGTGCCAGCAACAAAGCCCTCGTGCCATCACGATTGGCTTGTGTAGCGAACCGAAAGCGAAGTAAAACCGAATGGGTTTCTCGGCCCCAAAAGCCGAGAGCCATCACGCATGGAGACCGAGGGGCTATAGACCCGTGGGACGCGTTCCGACTGTAAGTGCAGTCTCCAGCCGTGTTAGTAGTCGCGCCCCGAAACAGTCTTGAATCGCGGAGAAGTAGCGCGGTATCTGGAGACTACTGACAACCTACATCTGGCGAACCTAAAGCGAATCGATTACACTGCGATCAATTCGACTTTATGGGGAATATGGGTCATGCCAGAAACACCGAAGGGGCCAAAGAGGCCCGCAAAGAACGCTAGAGCGGCACAGGAGGCCGCAAAAGCCATTGGGAAGGCCAAGGTAGCCGCAAAGGCAACGAAGGCTTCTACGCCCGCTAAAACAGGCAGGCCAACAAAGTTCAACCAAGACACTGCTGACCTCATATGCATGATGCTAAGTGAGGGGATGAGTCTAAGGCAGATACTGAAGGCTGACGCTGTTGGGAAACTCCCAGCGCAGTCTACGATTTATGAGTGGTTGATTCGCTTCCCTCTTTTTGCGGAGCAATACGCACGCGCTCGTGAAGAGCAGGCCGACACTAACGCCGATGAAATCCTCCAGATCGCCGACGAGATGCCGCCTGAGTACACCGACGACAAAGGCCGCACCAGTCTGGACATGACCTACATCCAGTGGCAGAAGCAACGCATTGAGGCCCGTAAGTGGACGGCCATGAAACTCAAGCCAAAGAAGTACGGCGACAAGTTGGGCCTGCACGGCGTGGAGGGTGCCGCACCCATCGCGACTCAGGACAACACGGCCAGCAAGTTCGAGGAGATCATTCGCAACATGGAGATGACCAAGCGTGCTGGCTGACCTGTTCGATGACCAGACGGTGGCCGAGTTCGAGACTCTGCCCGAACATAACCGAATCGCTTTCATCGCTCATGCCAAGTGGATCGCAGGAGCGCACCCGTATCAGATACCGCCAGACCTGCATCTTGATTACCGCGTGTTCTTGATGCTTGCGGGCCGTGGGGCGGGTAAGACGAGGTCAGCCGCCGAGGCTTTGTGGTGGTGGGCATGGACGCACCCAGAAACGATGAGCATCGTTCTGGCTCCCACATCGGGTGACTTGAAATTCACCTGCTTTGAAGGGCCGTCAGGACTGCTGGCGTGCATCCCTGAAGCACTGGTGGTGGACTACAACAAGCAAGACCACCTGATCAAGTTGAGCAATGGCTCCAAGATACGCGGTGTGTCAGCAGACTCGTATGACCGCCTGCGCGGTATCAACTCATCTTTCGTATGGTGCGACGAGTTGGCCGCATTCAACTACCTCGGCCCGAACGAGGCGTGGGACAACATGATGCTTGGCCTGCGTATCAAGCCAGACGACAAGCCCCACAGCCAGCCTCGTGTGATCGTGACCACGACACCGCGCCCCAAGGACTTGATCCTCGATCTGGTGGGCCGTGAGGGTGACGATGTGGTGGTGTCCCGCGCCAGCACCTTCGACAACGCCAAGAACCTCGACAAGGCATTCCAGCGGCAGTTGGAGTCCTACAAGGGCAGTAAGTTGTACGAGCAAGAGGTGCTGGGCCAGATCGTTGACCTCGAAGACGGCAAGGTGGTCAGCCGCGATATGTTCCGCCTCTGGCCCGGCAACAAGCCGTTCCCCAAGTTCGAGTACATCGTGCAGTCCTATGACTGCGCCTTCAGTGAGAAGGAACACAACGACCCGACGGCCATGACCACATGGGGCGTGTTCAAGCCGCAGGACGGGCCTATGAGCGTGCTTCTGATCGACTGCTGGGCTGAACACCTGTCCTTCCCTAAACTCAAGCCCAAGGTGCTAGAGGAGTGGCGTGTGTCCTATGGTGAAGGCAGGGACGCCAAGAGGCCAGACCTGATCCTCGTGGAGGACAAGGCGGCAGGCATCTCCCTGATCCAAGAGTTGCGCTATGCCCACCTGCCCGTGCGTGCCTACAACCCGGGTCGGGCTGACAAGATGCAGAGGCTCCAGATCACCGCGTCCATCTTCGCGACTGGCCGTGTGTGGCTTCCTGAGTCCGACACCCACAAGGGCTATGTCAGGAGTTGGGCCGAGGGCTTCTTGTCCCAGATATGCGCGTTCCCTGATGCGGCGCATGACGACTATGTGGATAGCACGACACAAGCGATTCGGTTACTCAAAGACATGAACTGGCTCGACATCAATCCAGAACCGCCCGATAATGACGACGACTATCTGGAGTTCACCCAACAGAAACGGGTGAACCCGTATGCGGCATAAGGAGCAACATGGCTGACCCAACCAAAGTAATCAAAGGCGGATTGAGCGCCGTGCGTAACGCAAGCCGTGCGGCAGATCAGGCGCTGGAGGCAAAGAGGCTGGCGCTGGAGGCGGCTAACCCTCCCATCAAGGCGTCGGAGGCTTACGGCCAGCACGAGGGCGCGTACATGAAGCCGATCTTCTATGACCGCATGAAGGTTGATCTGTCCAAGGGCAAGAAGGGTGGCCCCGGGTTCTCTGGCATCCAACTCGTTGACCCTAACTACGCCAATGCCAAGGCGGCGGCAGGCGTGACTGACCAGAAGATGGCAACGCGTATCCTGAACCGCAACAAGGCTGGTGTGCCCGCAGGTGCCAAGGTGATCTGGACGCCGTCAGTGGGTGGCCTCGAACAGCACAAGTCCAACTCCACCATGTTCGGTGAGTTCGCTGACATCTTTGCCAACCAGCGCAAGAATATGTCGAACGAAGAGATACAGAAGTTGAGCGACCGCGCCAGCAACGCGGTAAACAACAAGGGCGAGTTAATCTTCCCCAACGGCATTGACTTGGGTTCACGCAACTTCCGCCAGAAGGTTACGACCTATGACCAACGCGGCTTGATGGCTGACATCTTTGCTGGCCGTGGTGTGGGTGGCGAGAAGGGTCGCACGGTGCCTATGGAGGACTTGCTTGAGAAGAACCTCGACCCCAATGTGGCTGGCGCTGGCACGCTCGACTTAGGCAACAGGCTATTCAGGCTTGAGGGCAATGTCATCGACCGCCCTGACCTGCACAGCGACTACCGCAAGATTCTGACTGGCGAAGACTTGAATGTGAACTACATCCCCGTGCCCATCAGGGATGTGTACAGCGACTGGGAAGCGCAGAAGAAACTGGAATTGGCCGCGCAGGGTAAGAACCGAGGCGTGACGCTGATGGACTACACGAAGAACGATCCCACGGTGCAGTTGACCGAGGCGCTGTTGACCAAATTGCAAAAGGCAGGCCATAAGAAGGGCGGCGTCGTCAGGAGCGAGGAGAGTCCACAGGACATGGCCCGCTTCCAAAAGCGGTATGCGATGCACAAGGCTATCGGTGGCCGTGTCAGCAGTAAGCCAGTGCATATGGTTGACGGTGGCAAGATGGCGAAGGGCATGATGAGCATCTTTGACAAGGCCAGCAAGGCCGCTGATGCCACGCTGGCTAGTAAGGCATTGCCTGCGGCAGAGCGCGACGCCAACCTTGCCAAGATGCTTGAGAAGAGCAAGGTCAAGAACAAGGCGTATCACGCAACAGATCAGGATGTAAAGCGGTTTGATCCAAAGGCAGACAAGCGCACAGAGAACAAATCCAACATCGCTGGGTGGATGACGAATGATCCAGAGTTTGCAAACGACTTTGCGTCGCAGAAGTTCAGGTACTGGAAGACCGCTCACAGACCGTGGGAGGAAGACCCCAATGTGCCACAGGGCGCGAACATCATGCCCGTGCATCTATCGATTGAGAATCCTTTTTACGCCACTGACCTGATCAAGAATCTATCAGGCGAACTGAACATGGATGAGGCCAATGCTGTGGCAAAGGCGCTTGGTGTTGGCGTTGATGAGTTGCTTGGCGACATCCCCAAGGCCATCAAGTACAAAGCCTCTGGCAAAGAGCGTGAGCATACGCCTAGAGGGTTTGACCTTGTGAAGTCCAATGTGGCAACCGACGCGATGAAGCGACTAGGCCATGATGGCGTGATTGCCATTGAGAACGGCTCAGAGGTCTACGCGCCATTCAAGGAAACGCAGATCAAGTCGGCCACAGGCAACCGTGGCACATACGACCTTAATGATCCTGACATCAACAAGGCCAAGGGTGGACGCGTTGAGGAATCACCCGAAGACATGGCGCGTTTCCAAAAACGGTTTGTCATGCACAAAGCCCTTGGCGGTGCAGTCAAAAAGCCCCAAAAGTTTAGTGGTGGCGGCATCTCTTCCCCAGAGGAGAACTTCACGGTTCCTCCAGACCGCGAGACTAAGGCTGGCTTGATGGCTGAGTACCTTGCCAAAGCGGCAAAGGAGCAGGGCAAGGAAGAGTTGTCCAGTCTAAAAAAGCCACGCGCCCTTACGGACTTGCTTAACCGTGGCGTGCTGGCAAACAATCCATTGAGCGCAGGCGTTGACCTTTTCAACATGGGCCTGAATGTTGTTGGCGCAGGAAGCGAGAAGCCGTTTCTTGGGTCTGAACACTTGAAGGAATTGATGAACAAGACGGGCGTCACTTCAGGCGAAGAGCGCCCCATGATGGAGACCGCGCTTAGTTTTGCCAGCCCCACGGCAATCATCAAGGGCGGCATGAAAGCAACAGACGCGGCTAAGAAAGCGCCTGAGTTGATGAAAAAAGCATCAGACGCAATCAGTTCGAGTAAACTATCCCCTCTGGCAACAGAGGCGAAGACTGCATCGGCAGGGAAGCCAACAGGAGCAACATATGCTACAAAACAAGAAGGGCCATTCTTCCGAGTCAGCCCAACCACACTTGACACAAGTAAGGCAAAGAATCGCGGAATTAGAGAAGCGGATGAACTTCAAGGCCAAGCCCCTCTCGGAGGAGGAGCAGGACAGACTGGAAGCCAAGTTCCGACGCGCCTCGCAGATGAAGAGGTGGCCCGAATAATCGCTGATCCAGTCGCGAACGAGCCGCTGAACATTGCAAAGAAATACACGCAAGAGACTCAGGGCACAGACTTTGTTCTGCCCCAGATTCCTGAGAGTTCTCTTGTCAAACAATCAGCCATTGGCCGCACGCATCAACTTGCGGTAGATGGCACGCCTGAGTACAAGACTGCGGTCTTTGATGCTTACGCCCAGCAGATGCCAGAGGTGCTTGAGCAGGCTGGCGCAAAGAACTACGACGACCTGATGGAGAAGGCTTACCGCCAACTTGCAAAGGAAACCGACGCCCAGTTCCAAGCCCTTCCCTACAACTTCTCGTACCACCGCGCTGGCGAAGGCAACTACAACTCCAGCAAAGAGATGGCCGCAGATGTGCATGGCAACAAGCACCTGTATGTCTTCCAAGGCGGCGATCCCCACGACTTCCTGAACCGCATTGACCCAGCGTCTGGCTTGAACGAGAACGAGAAGTTCCGCGCAGTGCATGACCTGCTTGGTCACGCCATCTACGGCAACCAGTTTGGCCCCAAAGGTGAAGAGGTTGCATGGGCCATCCACAGCCAGATGTACAGCCCGCTGGCGCGTTTGGCGATGACGGCTGAAACCCGTGGTCAGAATTCAATGGTCAACTACAGCCCATTGAACGCAAACTTGAAGGCTGAGATTGCCAAGTACGACAGTCTGGCTGACGAGGCCCGCAGAAGGGGCGACAAGGGTCTTCTGAACGAGATTAACGCGGCCAAGCGGCAAGCCTACTCTGGCTTCCAGTTCGCGCCCCAGAAGGCCGTTTTATTGCCTCCTGAGTTCTTGAGTCCCCAGTACGCTGGTGGAATGCCCGCTTACCTCGAAGCCGCAAACCGACCCGTTAAGGGAACCGAAACCCAATCGGTTTTGACTCACTTCAGCAACGACCCCAACTTGCAAATGCTAGACCCCAAGCGGTATGGCAGTGGCATCAAAGGGGCGGAGGCCGAGCGCCTGCGCGAGTACCCCGGCGCTGTCAAAGACCGCTCGTACTTCTACCTTGGCGAACCCGGCACGGTGGCACCAGAACCCGGCCTCGGTGTGAACCGTTATCGTGGTGAGGCGTCCAGCCTGTACGACATTACGCAAGACCCGCTGAACTTTCAAAGACTGGCCCGCGAATCCAACCGCACGCCATTCACGGCAAAATACAACCAAGGCATGACCTACCCCTTGCAAGACGCAAACGATGTTGAGCGTTTGGTCAAGGAGTATGGCTACCAAGGCATGGCAAATCCAAAGGCTACCAAGCCAATGGCTATCATGTTCAAAGAAACACCAGTTCGCCGCCAAGCACGCGGTGGGCTTACATTGACGAAGTGAGAAGACAATGGCGACACAATTTCCAAACGATCCAAACGCTGACCGCTTTATTGACGGCCTAAAGATGACTGACGACGGCGGTGCTGTTGCTGATTTGGAAGAAGAGAATCAGGATGTCGAGGAGTTGGAGGATGGCTCGGCCATCGTGACGCTGGGTGAGTACCAAGGCCCAGAAGAGAACCCAGACTTCTACGAAAACCTTGCGGAGACCATTAACCTTTTTGACCTTGAGAAGATCGGTATGCGATACCTTGATCTGATCGAGAAAGACAAGGAAGCACGCGAGAAGCGCGACAAGCAATACGAGGAAGGTCTCAAGCGCACGGGCTTGGGGGATGACGCCCCCGGTGGTGCGAACTTCTTTGGCGCATCGAAAGTCGTCCACCCCATCATGGCCGAGGCTTGCGTTGATTTTGCCGCCCGCGCCATCAAAGAAATGTTTCCGCCTGACGGCCCAGTGCGTACCAAGATTTTGGGCGATGTCACTGACGAGAAGACTGAGACCGCCGAGCGCAAGCGCGACTACTTGAACTGGCAGTTGACCGAGCAGATTCAAGAGTTCCGCGACGAGCAGGAGCAGTTGCTTACGCAGTTGCCTCTTGGTGGCTCACAGTTTATGAAAGTCTGGTACGACGACAAGAAGCGCCGCCCCTGCGCTGAGTTTGTGCCTATCGACAACATCCTCCTGCCGTTTGCCGCTGTGAACTTCTACACAGCCCAGCGCGTGACAGAGCAACAAGACATCACAGGCTGGGAGATGCAACAGCGCATCGACCGTGGCCTGTACCGTGACATCAGCCTGATCCGCGCATCCGCAGAACCAGAGCAGACAGCCGCAGAGAAGGCCAACAACAAGATTGAGGGCAAGTCGTGGGATGACAACGAAGACGGCCTGCGCCGCGTTTTCCACATTTACACATGGCTGTCGATTGACGACGACCCCATTACCAACGGCGACTCAGCCCCCTACATCCTGATGGTTGACGAGTTGGAGAGCAAAGTGCTTGGCCTCTACCGCAACTGGGAAGAGGGCGACGAGTCGATGGAGAAGTTGGACTGGATCGTCGAGTTTAAATTCATCCCTTGGAGGGGCGCATACGCTGTTGGGCTACCTCACCTCATCGGAGGTCTCAGCGCGGCCTTGACGGGCGCATTACGGGCCTTGCTGGACACTGCGCACATCAACAACTCGGCCACGATGCTGAAGTTGAAAGGTGCCCGCATATCTGGCGCAAGTCAGCAGATTGAAGTGACGCAGGTGACCGAGGTTGAGAGTGCCCCCGGGGTCGATGACATCCGCAAGATCGCGATGCCCATGCCCTTTAACCCACCCTCACAAGTGCTGTTTGAGTTGCTAGGCTGGATCACCACCGCCGCCAAAGGCGTTGTGACCACCGCTGAAGAGAAGATTGCCGACGCAAAATCTACGATGCCTGTTGGCACTACACAGGCTTTGATTGAGCAGGGCGCTGTGGTGTTCTCTTCCATTCACGCCCGCTTGCACGAGAGCCAGCGCCGAGTCATTGGCATTGTTGGCCGCTTGAACCGCTGGTACTTGGATGAGCAAAAGCGCGGCGACATGGTGGCCGAGTTGCCCATCAAGAAGGAAGACTTCAAGCGCAACAGCGACATCGTGCCTGTAAGTGATCCCCACATTTTCTCTGAGACACAGCGCGTGGCCCAGATGCAATCTGTGTTGCAGTTGTCCACACAGTTCCCTGCAATCTTTGACCAGCGTGCCGTGGTGAATCGAATGCTCAAGCAGTTGAAGATTCCAAATGTGAACGAGTTGATACCAAATGCAAGCAAGCCTGCGGAGATGAATGCCGCAGACGAGAACTCCGCTATGGCATTGGGCCGACCAGCCTTCGCATACCCGCGTCAGGATCAGTTGGCGCACATCCAAGCCCACTTGGCCTTTGCGCTCGATCCCGCTTTGGGATCAAATCGCCTGATCGCGCCCAAGTTCATTCCAAATGCACTGGAACACATCAAGCAACACATGATGCTCTGGTACACCAACCAGATGTCCACCTATGTGCAGGGTGACACTGGTGTGCAGTTTGGCAAGTACGAGGACAGCAAACTGGTCAAGCAGATCGACAACGCGGTGGCTCTTGCTTCTACGCACCTGTCGATGGACACCGAAGAGGTGTTCAAAGGCTTGTTGCCTGCGTTGGAGCAGTTGGGCCAGATGATGCAACAGTTCAAACCTGCACCTCCACCGATGGATGGCGAGGCGCAAGCAGTGTTGCAGGCATCTATGGCCGAGACACAGCGCCGCGCCGCAGAAGACCAAGCCCGCCTTGCCTTCGATACACAGAAGTTCCAAGCGGAAATAGCACAGAAAGAGAAAGATCGTCAGGTCAAGATCGCAATGAACGCCGAGGACAACCTCACGACAGAGCGAATGAAGACTGCCGAGTTGACCGTGGACGAGGTCAAACTTCGACAAGAGCAGGAGCAGACTGCTATCAAACTGCAAGATGTTACTCAACGAAACTTAGGAGAATGAAATGGCTATTACCCTTAAAGACGAGCAATCCGAGGCCGTGCGCCAGCAACACCGCAATGCGACTGGTGCATGGATCAACGGTCAACAAATGAAAGAGCAATCAAAAGCGACGCAACCAGAGGCCAACAGCGACCACGGGAATTTCTCCCAAAACAAGGGCGTAGACAAGAGAAACGCATGAGGTATGTCTCCGACTTTATTGGCGCTGTAAAAGCGCGTAAAGAGGCGGTGGTGCAAGGTTTGTCAACGGGTAATGCCGCTGACTATCCCTCGTACCAGCGTCTGGTCGGGCATATCGCAGGACTTGAGGAAGCCCTTGAAATCCTCAACAACCTTCTAAAGGAAGATAACGATGACAGATAGCACGGTGGCTGGTGATTCAGCCGATTTGCGGGATGCTTTTCCTGCTGTAGACCCCGGTGCGATACCCCTTGGCGCAAGAGTTTTAGTACAACTGCGTCGAACAAAGAAAACGGTAACGAGTGCTGGGATTATTTTGGTCTCCGAGACCAAAGAAACCGAGAAGTGGCAAAACATGGTCGCAAAAGTGATCTCACTTGGCCCATTGGCGTTTAAGAAACGCGACACGATGGAGCCTTGGGTTGAGGGAACTTGGTGCGAGGTAGGTGATTTCATCCGCGTCCCTAAGTGGGGCGGTGATCGTTGGGAGGTTCCAGTCCCTGACGCGCATTCCGATGATGATCCAGCCCTCTTCATGGTGTTAAACGACCATGAAGTCATCGCCAAACTTACTGGTGACCCACTTGCAATGAAGGCATTCCTATGAGTACCGAAACCCAACAAGAAGTGATTGTGATTCAAGAGGAGCAAGACGGTTCTGCAACCGTTGATTTGCCCGAAAGTATTCCTTCACCAACGAGAACCCAAAACGAAGACTCCGACGAGGCTGACGAGCGTGCCAGAGAGGCCGAAATGGCCTCTGGTGGTGGCGTTGACCCTGATGCAGAGGCACTTAGAGAGCAAAAACGCCTCAAACGCCTCAAGCGTAAGGAGTACCACAAGCAAGTCTCGACCGAAAAAGACCATAAATTGGACTTTTTGAGCCGACAGAACCAAGAACTGATTGAAAGACTGTCAGTTTTGGAGAAAAAGTCGCACGGTAGTGACCTTGCACGCTTGAATGCGGCCAAAACTGAGAAACAGAACAAGATTTTGTTTGCAAAACAGAAAATTGCTGAAGCAACTCAGACTGGCAACGGCGAAATGCTGACTGCGGCACAGGAATTGTGGTTTGATGCTCGTAGAGAGTATGAAGCCCTTGACAATGTGATCAAGAAGGCCACCGCGCCCCAGCGTGAACGCACAATTCGCGCCCCTGACCCTCAATTACAGCGCCATGCGACCAATTGGATGCAAAACAACCAATGGTACGACCCAAACGGCAAAGACCCTGACTCAAAGATCGCTTTGACCATTGATCAGGCTATGGCTGAAGAGGGATGGAACCCCAAGACGCCCCAGTATTGGGAAGAACTTGACAACCGCTTGCAAAAGTATTTGCCACACCGTTATACTGGTGATACCGATGAAAAACCGATTCGGAATTCTAGACCAAGGAATGTTGTGACGAGTTCAGGCCGCGAAAGTTCTTCGAGTAGTGCGATTGGAAAAAATCAGTTTGCGTTAACACGCGAACAAGTCCAAGCCATGAAAGATGCTGGAATGTGGGATGACGCTGATAAACGGGCGAAGATGATTCGACGCTACGCATTGGAAGCCAAACAAAATCAAGGTTATAGGAGTTAAGAAAATGGATTCTCGTTTAAAAAAATCTCTATCCGCTGGTGGACGCGAAAATCGCGCGAGTCTTGACAAGAGTCGAGAGGCACCAGAAGATAATTTCGTGTCATCCGATGAGCGCCGCAAGGCGTGGAAGGACGAATGGACACAAAGTGCATTGCCGTCTGTCCCTGATATTAAGGGATGGCACCTTTGCTGGTTATCTACGACCAACAGTTATGACAGTATCGACAAGCG